GCAGAGGAAGTTTTTGGAGTCGCAGTTTCTCAGGGTTGCCATAAGAAGTGTTCTTTTAATTATACAACACATGAAGCTGGAGCTGCAGCTGTTCCGATAGGTACAGTAGGCAATAGTCCACAGCATAAAAATGGTAACACTAGTATGAGATATACTGATTATCGCGAGTGGTGGTCGAAAAAGTGGAGTCACTATGCTCAAGGTATGTATTTAAGTTTGAGTGGCCCGAATTCATTTCACCCGTGGAGATTACCGTCAGGATATGCGTGGATTCCCAAATTTAGATTTGCTCAGGTTGTCACTGCCCCTAAGGAGTATTTACCCGAAATGGAAATCATTAAGTTAGCTAAGCAGTATTTTAAGAGGTTGACTAGTGGACATGATCTCTCTAGTGATTTTATGGCAGCTTTACGTAAGCTTAAGCCTTTAAATGAGTTGGAAACTATCAATGGCGTGCCAGGAGCAAAGTTCGTGAAGCGTATGAATATGAGTGCTAGTACTGGATATCCCGATTATAAACCAAAGAAGTCCTTTTTACAGTGCGTTGATCTTGAAAAAGGAGTTTACGTTTTACCGCCTCTGGCTCGTTTGCGCATTGATAAGATGAGGGCTAGAGGTCAACAGCGTTTAAATATGGGTATATTTTTTACCGCTAACGTCAAGGACGAGCCTACAAAGGAATCGAAACTCGTACCTCCTTCTGCATGGCTTGATAGTAATGGGGAATTGCGCAAAGCGTCTACATTATCGACTGATGAGTTATTGACAGGATTAACTACCTCATCCTTTGGGAAGTTGCGCATATTTCAAGCTGTTAACTTTGAAGCACTTTATTTGATTAGAGAGCAGTTTTTGGTTTTAGTGGCTCATTTACAAGATTATTGCATGCTAACGTGCATGGCTGTGGGAACTAACTGTTTTGGACCGGATTGGGATTCATTGTACAGAAATATGACGCCTTCGCACTTCATGACAGATACTGATGTCTTCAATTTTATATGTGGAGATTTTAGTAATTATGATCAGCGTATTGGAGCTACTTGGATGAGAGCAGCGTGGCAAGTGTTGGTAGATTTGCTTAAAGAAACGATCTATTTTAAGAACTTGTCTGAACAGGATAAGGAGGCTCATGTTAATTTGTGGGACAGTATAATTGCTGGAGTGAGCAATCCCGTCACGTGGTTCTTTGGCGATTTGTTGATGTTGGATGGAAGTAATCCCTCAGGGCACCCGTTAACAGTTATCATTAATGGAATAGTTAATTATATGTATATGGCTTATGCTTTTAGTCAATTGTGCCCTGACAAGTCTTTTGATGATTGTGTTCGTATGATGACTTATGGGGATGACAATATGTTAACGGTTTGTCCTTCTTGCCCTGAGTTTAATCAGGTGGCCATCACCCAAACTTTGGCTGACATAGGTGTTTTGTATACTGATGCTGATAAAGG